CACGCGCTACAGGTGACGGTCTGCCAGTATTTCCGATACTGCCTGCCCCCCGACATCATGTGGTCGAGCACGCTGAACGGCGTCTATCTCGGGCCAAAGACGCGCTCGCTGGCGAAGGCGTCCGGGCTTCGGCCAGGCCCGTTCGACCTGTTCCTGATCCACAACCGGCGCACGTTCTGGATTGAGCTGAAGATCCACCCGAACAAGTTGACGCCTGAACAGGCTACGTTCGCGCGCCTGCTTCACCCGGACAGTTGGGCGGTCTGCTATTCGCTCGATGAGGTCGTGGCGTTCCTTCAGCGGATCGGCGTCAAACTTCGCGCTCTGCCCGAAGCTGCGTTGATCGGGAGGGGATGATGAGAACCTATCCCGACCATCCCCAGCTCGAGCGCCAAGCCCTCAAGCGGCACATGCGCATCATGGTCTGGCGCTATGGGCAGGCGTTGGCCGAGCGGATCGAGTGCGGGGAGCACGAGAGGGGGGAGGCTGACGTGATCAGTTGGGGTAGGGTGGGGCGCAAATGAGCAGGTCAGGATATTCCGAGGATATTGATGACCAATGGCAGTGGATCAAGTGGCGCGGCACGGTTGCCAGTTCGATCCGGGGCAAGCGGGGTCAGGCGTTCTTGCGCGATCTTTTAGATGCGCTTGACGCTATGCCGGTAAAGCGGCTGATCGCCCACGAATTGCGTGAGCGGGCGACGGAAGTGCTGCCCAAGGTATTCGTTGGCGGTGAGGTTTGCACGCTCGGAGCTATCGGCGTTCAGCGCTCGGTCGCTCTGGAATCCATTGACCCGGAGGACCATGGAACCCTAGGTCAGATATTCAATATTTCCGGCCCCCTGGTTCAAGAGATTGAGTCCGAGAACGACGAGGGCTCTTGGAATGAGACGCCGGAAAAGCGGTGGTTGCGGATGCGCCGGTGGGTCGCGTCCAATATCAAGCCACCAGCATGAGCCCCTACGCCCTCCAGACGGTCACGGACGCTGAGCATGAGTGGTACATGCAACTCAGCGCTCACGCCGCCACAGTCGCCGCCCAGGCTCTCGCGCGCGGCACTATGCGGCTGGGGGTGGCTCACCGCTACATGGCCGCGGCTCACCTAGCGGCGCTGTTCGACGGGCTCGGGGAGGGAGCGACGCGGGTGTTTCTCGATGAGCTGGTGCGGGACCTGACCGACGAGAACACGTTCTGGACCAAAGAGTTTCTGGCCGAGCGGGCGGCCGACATGAGGGCCGAGCGGTAGGCTTGCAAACGGCGGGGTGTGTGCGAAAGTGAGCGAGCGGGTGGCGTTGACCGACGCCAGCCCGCTCTATGCCAACCGCTGAAGGGCAGCGAGATGACAATCCTGAACTTATCAATCTATTGTGCCGGTTTCAAGACTGGCCGCTACTAATGGCGCGTCGGCATGGACCATTTCAGGCCAACCTTACCCGCGTCTTCATCCCGCCGTACATAAACCGGGCGCCAACCAACTGGATATGCCGCTGGTGCGAGGGCTCGATGCCCTCACGCGAATATGCTGGATCGATCATCGGCCGCATTTGGCATAGGGAATGCTGGAACGAATTTAAGCTATACACATCGAAGGTCGCTCAAATCCGGTTCGTTACCGAACGCGATGGGCCGAATTGCTTCAAGTGCAAGAAACCGGCCGAGAAGCTACAGCTTGACCACGACATCCCGCTGTGGAGCGTCGAGCACCTGCCGGAGGACCAGCGCCGCGCCTATTTCTACGTGACCAACCTGCACCTGCTGTGCAAGCCATGCCACACAAAGAAGTCGGTAAAAGAGGCTGGGGCTCGCAAGCGGTTCCGAGCCAAAAATGGCTGACCCGATACAGTTGGAACCGAACACGCCGCGCGCCGAATCGGTCACTGAGGACCGAGTAGCGCGGGTGTTTACACAAGAGTACGGGCGACAATTCCTCTACTGCCACGATCACGGCGCCTGGTTCATGTTCGACGGCTCGGTCTGGAAGCAACAGCGAACACCGATGGCCTTCCACATGATGCGCGAGCTGGTCGAGCGAATGTCGCTGGGCGCGCGCAACAAGATCGGTATGCAGAAGAAGGCCTATTGTCTGGCGGCCGAGGGGTTCGCGCGCGCTGATCCTGTTCTTTCCATGACCGCCGAGGATTGGGATACCGACATATTTTTGATGGGCACGCCGGACGGGACGGTCGATTTGCACACCGGCAAAGTGCGGGCCTCGGATGTCGCCGACCGGATCACAAAATCAGCTGCCGTTGTTCCAGAGGATTTCGAGGACTGTCCGAATTGGCACAAGTTTCTGCGCGAGGCGACGGGAGACGACGATGAAATGATCCTCTTTCTGAAGCAGATTTGCGGCTACGCGCTAACCGGCGATATCTCCGAACAGATGTTGTTCTTCATCTTCGGGCCAGGCGGTAACGGAAAGGGAACATTCCTCTCCACGTTGCAGGCAATCATGGGCGATTATTCCGTGGTCGCGCCCATGGAGGCGCTAGAGAACCAACGCTTCGCCCAACACACTACCGACCTCGCCATGATGCGCGGCGCCCGCCTGGTCAGCGCCAGCGAAACCGAGGAGGGCCGCGGCTGGAACGAGAACCGCATCAAGGCCCTGACCGGAGGCGATCGGATAACGGCCAGGTTCATGCACAAGGACAACATCACGTTCACGCCCCAGCTCACATTGGTTGTTATTGGCAACCATAAGCCGCTCCTTCGCACAGTCGATAAGGCCATCCAGCGGCGCTTCAACATGATCCCCTTCACCGTCCAGCCAAAGACCATCGATAAGCACTTGGACGAGAAGCTGAAGGCTGAGTGGCCTGGAATTCTCCGGTGGATGATCAATGGGTGTCTCGATTGGCAAAACCACGGGTTCACCAAGCCGAGCCGTGTGCTCATGGAGACGCAGAAATATTTCGAGGAACAGGACATTATCGGCGAGTGGTTGAAGGAATGCTGCACGGTTGAGATGGGTAATGATCATCTGATGGAATCGTCTTCCATCCTCTTCGCCTCATGGTCGAAATTCGCCATCGCCAACGGCATTAGCCCAGGCAATACCAAAACCTTCAAACCGGCCCTTTTGGCGCGGGGCTTCGAGGACAAACGGCTGGGGGTCGGCATGTTCTTCAAGTGCATCGAACTCAAGCGGCAGAGCCAATATGGCGACGACGACGCATTTGTGTAGGCACAATGTAGGCTTAGTGTAGGGACAAATGTAGGGACAAACCCTTATTGCGTAAGGTAAATGTAGGGAGTGTATGGTTTTGAGGATTATCAGCTAATCGCGCACAGGCGCACACGCACACCGGGGCCGAAATAGCTCCGTCCCTACATCTCCCTACATCCTACATTTTAGACAGGTGTAAATTATAGGAGCGGAAATGCCGTATTTGGACAAACTTATGAAGCTGCAAGCGGCCCACCCTGAGCGGTTTCGCAAGGGCGTGATCACTCATGTGATTGTTGAGCACGAGGACCGTTGCCCAGCACTCAAGGGTCGCGAATGTACCTGCGACTGCAACATCACGATCAGAAGCGACATGGAGTACAGGATGGGGCTCAGGGGAAAGGGCCGCAGATGACCTCCGCTGAACGCGCGCACGCCGATTTACCCCCGGCCGTGACGCCCCCCGGCCAAGCCCTATGACAAAATGTCCAAACCCCTTGCGCGCGAGGGTGGCCGATGACAGAATGTCCGACAGCTTATGGCGCGGCCGGGTTCCGAAAGGACGGGTAGGTTCGAATCCTACGGCATCCACCAACCGGAAGCGGGGTTCTCCCCGTGGATCAGATGCGAGAAGAATGGCACTGGCCCGGCTTCGCGATAAGCTCTTAACCCGCGCCAACGAGCGCACATGAGGACGAACGGATGAGCAAGAAACTGCCGATTGAGCCCGTTTCCGGCATCAAGGACGGCGACACGGTCACGCATGACACGGACATTCTGTCATCGGCCGAGGCCGAGGCGGCGCGAGTTGAAGCGTTGGAATACGTTGAGGCGCACGAGGGCGACATCAGGGCCGGTCTAGCCAAGGCCATCCAGGACCCGCGCCAAACCGGCATCACCGCCCTACGCAACGCCGGCCTGGACCCGCTGCGGCTGTGGTCGCTCAAGGCGCCGAAGGATGCGGGCGGGACTGTGAGCGCGGTGTTTTTGCAGGCGACGAGTGAGGTCGTCATACTCCATCAGCTCACGAGCGGGCGTTTCGTGGTGTTCGAGAAGTCGAGCGTCGAGCTGATCAAGGAGGGCGGTTCATTCACGCGAGAACCCGCATGACCGCCAACACGCACAACACCGGCGACGTGATCGATTCGACGCGCGCGCAAAAGCTCAAATCCTTCATCGCGCGTGTGGAGCTGCTGAACGAGGACAAGGCGGCCGTGCTCGCGGACATCAAAGAGGTGTTCGCCGAGGCAAAAGGCGAGGGTTTTGACGCGGCTGTGCTGCGCGAGGTCGTGCGTCGCCGCTCACAAGACCGCGACAAACGGATGGAGCGCGAATCGCTGATCGACCTCTACATGAGCGCGATTGGGGAGGGGGAGCTTTGAGCCTGCATCGAGCGCTGAGCGCCGTTAAACTGGTCGAAGCCAAGAAGCGTCTCGGCCTATACGCCGATCCGTCGTCCGGCTCTTACACCACGCGGCTGCACAACGGTTACGCAAGCAATGACCCGTTGAACACCATGACGGACGCGGAGGAGGCGTTCCTCGCGGACATTCGCATGGTGTTGGACGCAGGATGACCCCCACCGACCTAGCCTCAGCCCTGGCCGCGCTCAACATGACCCCCATGCAGCTCGCCAACCACGTCGGCCGGCATGAGCGCACGGTGAAGCGCTGGCTGGCGGGCGCGTCGGCTGTACCACATTGGGCGGCTGAGAAGGTCGAGGCGTTGTTGGCTGAGCAGGAGAGGGCGCAATGAGCGATATCGTCCCCGAACCACTATCGCGCCGTTACGGCCTGGTGGACACCGCCGGCTACCGCATCGTCATCATCGGGGCCAACAACCCCGAGACGGGCCGGATGATCAAGGCCATGAACGGCTGGCCTAGGATCGTGCTGGGCTTCCTCGACAACAACATCAAGGGCGACTTCTGTGGCCTGCCTATCTTCGGCGGCTTCGAGCAGCTCAGCCAATTGATCGATGAAGGCTGCGTTTTCATCAACGCCGTCTCGGGCGACACGCGGAAGCGCAAGGGCGTGACCGATACCGTGCTGGCTGCTGGTGGAAGCTTCGTCAGCTTCATCCATAACAGCGTGAACCTTAGCGGCGTCAAGGTCGGCCAGGGCGTCTATATCCAGGAAGGCTGCATCATCCAGGCCGGCGTCGAGATTGGCGACATGGCGGTGCTGCACCTAGGTTGCCTTGTAGCTCACGGGGCCAAGATCGGGGCTCACGCCTTCACGACGGCCGGAACGATGATCAGCGGTGACTGCGAGATCGGCGAGGGGGCGTTCATCGGCGTTCACGCAACCATCATGCCGAGGGTCAAGGTTGGCGCTTGGGCAACTGTGGGTGCCGGTGCTGTGGTTACGAAAGATGTTCCAGACTGGGCGACCGTAGTGGGCGTGCCGGCTAGATTGGTGGTACAGGAATGAGCGACGCGATTGGACCGGGGGATTGGGTTGTTCCTGCCGATGGCGTGGCGAGCCGCGCTTACGGACAGGATGCGCGTCTTGTTCAGCGCGTGTTTGCCTCGGATGGAAAGAAGCGGTGCATAGTCTGCAAAGAGCTATCCGGCGCGCTTGTCCTTGCTGGCCTACCGCCGTTTACCCCGAATAGCCGGGGCCAATGCCCTAATCACTGGAAGCCGATCAAGTCCGACATCACCTCAATCGAGCGCCTGCTGACTGAGCCAATCTCATCTGATCTGGTGGACGCATGACCGAAGAACACCCCAACGTGACGTGGGCTCGCCATGTGTTCGGCGACGACCTCGGCCCAACAAAACTGGCCCTGCAAGCCCTTCAGGCCGGCCCCAAGACTAACGCTGACCTGCAGGACGCGCTAGCAACCGACGGCGCAACAGTCGCTAGCCTCATGGCCCGCCTGAAGAAGCAAGGGCGCGTCGATGTGCGCTCTATCGAGCGGGACGGGCGTAGGAACGTGGCGACGTATGAGCTGGTGGAGCGATGAGCAGTAAGTTCAGCCCCTACACGGCCGGGAATGACTACCGCACACGCATCAAGGCAAGCCCTGACCTCGCCAAGCCTCTTGACACCGAAGCCCCCTCCAAAGACCTAGCAATCAAGCTGGCGGTGAGGGAGTTGGAGAGGCTAACCGATGAGCCCGACTATAACCTGCAACAATTCCGAGCGCGTGCCGTGGTCAGCAATCTATTGCGTGGCTTGGGATGTGAAGCGGTCGTCGGTGCATGGAGCGAACTTCTATGACCCAACCCAAACGCGATCTCTCGACAGGGCGCTTCATGCGCACAGCACCACCCGAGAAGGCTGCGGCCGCACGCTCAAAGCTGAGCGACTACATCGGCCTGATCGTCTTCGGCGGCGTTGCAGGATTGATTATCGTGGCGCTGGCGGTGTATCTGGTGCGGTGATGACTTGGCCGACACGCGCAGAAACAATTGATAGGGCCGTGTGGTGCGCCGCTTGGAAGCTGAGCGCGTTTGGGCTGAGTGCCGAATTGATGCGCCTTTTGCACGTTTGGTTCGATAATAATGGCCCAAACGACGATGGGCTGCGTCTAATCAAATCCTATTTTGAGCGGCCTGACTGGCGGACGCCAATGTCCAGAACCTGGCTCAACGAACACGGGCGCGTTGGATGACCGAGCCCATCGACCTAGACGCCAAGCGCCTCAAAGCCTTCAAGCCGCTCGTCGGCAAGGATGGTAGCCGTCGCACGCCTGGTCCTGGGCGGGGGCACAAGACGAAGATCGGTAACGACCACATTCCGGGGATGGAAGCTAGCGGACCCGGCTGGGGTGGCGCCGCGAAGGGCGAAGGCAAGGATCTGGCCGACGTCGCCACGCACTTGGATGCGGCCGAATTGCGCGCTCGTATGCCAGCGAAGGCAGCGGCGTCAGACCAGATGCTCGGCATTTGGTATCACATCGCCACCAAGGCCGACACGAGCGACAGCAACCGCATCGTCGCGGCCGAGAAGCTGGTTGAACACATCGACGGCAAGGCCATACAGCGCATCATGGCCAATACGGTTGAGACCGTTGAGGAAATTCGCACGAAAGACCCCGAAGAGGCGGCGAAAGAGTACCAGCGTGTTATTCAGGGGCGATGATCGACGGATTTGATTTTCAACATCCGGATTACGCGGCGGTCTTTGCCGAGCGCATCCGCCGGCTGAATCGCATCCGCGAAAACCCCCGTTGCCTCCCCAATCTGCGCGACTATTACCGCGAGCACCCAGCCGACTTCATCAACGATTGGGGCTGCACGGTCGATCCGCGTAACATCGAACTAAACCTGCCGGCCGTCGTGCCGTTCGTCCTGTTTCCGCGCCAACGCGAGTGGATCGATTGGGTAATGGATAGTTGGCGCCATCAACGGCCAGGCGTCACGCCCAAGTCGCGCGAAAGCGGCGTCTCATGGCTGGCCGTCTCGCTGGCCGACACGCTCTGCCTCTTCCACGACGGCATGAACATCGGCTTTGGCTCGCGCAAGGCTGAGTACGTGGATAAGATCGGAGCGCCGAAAAGTCTCTTCTGGAAGGCGCGCAAGTTCGTGGAACTGCTACCGGCCGAGTTTCGCAACGGCTTCTATGCCAAGAATGACGCGCCTGAAATGCGCATCCAGTTCCGCCAGACCGACAGTGTGATCACAGGCGAGGGCGGTGACAATATCGGTCGTGGCGACCGCTCGGCGATCTATTTCGTGGACGAGGCGGCCTTTCTTGAGCGTCCCGAGTTGGCCGACGCATCACTGAGCCAGACCACGCGCTGCCGCATAGACATCGGCACGCCGAACGGCCTCGGCAACCCCTTTCACCGCAAGGTCATCACCTGGCCAAGTGAGCGCGTGTTCACGTTTCACTGGCGCGACGATCCTCGCAAGGGAGAGGCGTGGTACGCGAAGCAGGTTGATGAACTTGACCCGGTGACGCTCGCTCAAGAGGTGGATATCGACTTCGCCGCGTCGGTTGAGGGCGTGGTCATCCCGAGTGCTTGGGTTCAAGCGGCGGTCGATGCGCACGTCAAATTAGGCATCAAGCCCACGGGTGGCCGATGGGGAACGCTCGACATCGCCGACGAAGGCGCTGACCTGAACGCCTTCTGCGGCGCCCATGGCATCGTGATTGAGCGGGTCGAGGAGTGGAGCGGCAAGGGCAGCGACACCTTCGCTAGCGTGCAGAAAGCGTTCAGCCTGTGCGATGGGCTGGAATACCAAAAGCTGGTCTATGACGCTGACGGCATGGGTGCGCTGGCGAGGGGCGATGCGCGGGTGATAAACGAGCGCCGTGAGGTCAGCCGGCAACTCGGCATCGAGGCTTTTCGAGGTTCTGGCGCTGTCGCCAATCCAACCCAAGAGGATGTGAAGGGGCGCAAGAACGAGGACTATTTCATGAACCGCAAGGCGCAGGCGTGGTGGACCTTGCGCAGGCGTTTCCAGAACACCTATCGCGCCATCCAGCATCTAAACGGCGTCCCTATGGCCGATGCTCCGGTCTCAGCATTCGATGACATGATCAGCATCTCGTCCGGCTGCGGCAAGGTCGCCAAACTGTGCGGCGAGCTGTCCCAGCCGACCTATACGACCAACGGAATAGGCAAGATCGTGATTGACAAGGCCCCCGAGGGCACGCGGTCGCCAAATCTCGCCGATGCTGTCATGATGCGGTTTTCGGGATCGGCGGGCCTCGTGATGAAGATCGACCCGAACGCAGCAAGGATGGCCATGGCGGGGCGCCGATGAAACTGTCCGACCTCCGACGGTTACACCCGCGCAAGGTCCCGCCCGTGGTCAAGCCGCTCGTCCTGGCGCCAATCGTGACCGAACGCCTGCCGATGAAGGTCAGCGCGGCGGCTGTTGCGCTCGCCCTGCAGAAGCCAGACCCATTCGACCGCGGCGAGGCGTTCAGGACGCTGTTCCCGCCCGCTCCCATGCCGCCACGTGTGCGTGAGGCCATGGGCGAAAAGACGGCGATGGCGATGGATAACGCCGTCACGCCGATCTACGAGTTCGCCGGCATGTTCGGCTATGGCGGTTATGGCGATTTCGAACTCTGGCCAGGCTTCCCCATCCTCGCCGAACTGACCCAGCGCCCCGAGTACCGCGCCATCACCGAGACGCGCGCCAAGGAAATGACGCGCAAATGGATCAAGCTGACCTACCAGGGCGAGAAGGTCGATAAGGACAAGCTTGAGCAGATCGAAAGCGCCATGGAAGCCTTCAAGGTGCGCGATCTGTTCAGGATCGCGGCCGAGCATGACGGCTTCTTCGGTGGCGGCCAGATTTACATCGACACGGGGGCGAGTGATCGCCCTGACTTGCTCAAAAAGCCGCTGGTCATTAGCGAAAAGACCATCCCGAAAGGCGGCCTCAAGGGCCTGATCGTCATCGAGCCGATGTGGTCATACCCCGGCTACTACAACTCGACCGACCCGCTGAAGGCCAACTATTTCAGCCCCGATACCTGGTACGTGATGAACAAGGTCGTTCACCACACACGCCTGCTGACCATGATCAGCGCCGAAGTGCCAGACATCCTGAAGCCGAACTACTCGTTTCGCGGCGTGTCGATGTCGCAGCGCGCCATGCCGTATGTGCAGAATTGGCTCAGAACCCGCCAGAGCGTGAGCGATCTGCTGCACTCGTTCTCAATCGTGGTGCTGAAAACGGTCATGCAGGCGCAACTGGCCGGCGACGCTTGGAACAGCGTTTTCGCCCGTGTCGATGTCTTCAACGCCACACGCGACAATCGCGGCGCCATGGTCATCGACAAAGAGACCGAGGAAATGGACGTGCTGGCGGTCCCGCTTGGCACGCTCGACAAGCTGCAGGACCAATCGTTAGAGCAGCTATCGGTCGTCTCGCGCATACCGATGATCAAGTGGGCCGGCATCACGCCAGGCGGGCTCAATGGTGGCGGCGAGGATGAAATCCGCGTCTTCTACGACGACATCCATGCTCAGCAGGAGCATCTGTTCGCCGACCCGCTCAAGCGCATCATCGACATCGTCCAGCTTCACCTGTTCGGCAAGATCGACCCGAGCGTAGGCTTCAAGTTCATCCCGCTATGGGAACTGGACGAGGCTGGCGAGGCGCTGGTGCAGAAGGCCCGCGCGGATACGCACGCCATCTACGTGCAAGAGGGCGTCGTCTCGAACGAAGAGGTGCGCACGACCCTCGCCGAGGACGAACACAGCCCGTATTTCGGCCTGGACATGGACCCGGAAGACGTGCCCGATCCGCCCGAGATGGAGCAACCGCCCGAAGGTACGAGCGGCGATCCGGCGACCAAGGCAGAGACGCGGGCTCAATCCCGTAGCGGCGTTTGAGTGAGCGTGTTAGGTTTTGGCCGAACAAATGGGTGAGCGACCATGACCATCCCTCCCGCAGCATGGACGCCTAATGGGCCAAACCTGGGGCTGTTTTACGACGCCAACGGCAACATCACGAGCCCCGGCAACGTCACCGTCGTGTCCGCAGCTAATTTCGCCCCGGCCCAAGTCGTGGTCGGAAACACATCGACCCTGATCGCCGCGTTGAGAATCGGCCGGGCGAGCATCACCGTCGAGAACAACGGAGCGACGGCGGTCTATCTCGGCAACGCCACCGTTTCGGTTACGACAGGCGTTCTTCTTCCAGGCGTTCT